GTCGCCATGCGGACATATCTGATGTTCGGATGACACTTCCAGTAATTGCTGTGATATAGAAATACGAGATTAGCGAGGCTCGCAACTCAGTTGTATTCAGCCCGCCGAGAACCGCCGAATCTAGCTTGAGCTGTGTGATGTTCCTGGCCTTCGCTACGGTGATCTGATAGTTTCCTGTGGCGGAATACGTATGCGTGATCGCCGCCGTACTTTCGGCTGGCAGTATCTCCGATGTACCATCGCCCCAAGAAATATGAGTCGGGGCCCGGACGGTGAGCCTGGCCAGGGTTACGAGCTGTGATGGGGCCGTTGTGGTGGCGGTGAGATGGAACTTTTGGCCGCCGGACAGAATCGGCAGCAGAGCGCGATTCATTTTCCCCAGCCACCACTTTTTCGATGTCTAATATTTTTGGGAATATGAAATTCTTCAAGGGGAGTTTCAGCATAGAGGTACCATAAAGAAGGTTTCCAGTCCACTATATCAAATTTGATCGAATCGGACATTTAATCCCTCCACAGTCCAACGTTCAAAAGAAACTTCTGACCACTCGCTGGGGTCGGTGTCCCAGAAGGCAGGAAGCATTGGAAGTACAGATTTTGGCTATCGGCTGCGCATTTGTATGGCAGGACGGCATCAGACATGATGCCATTCGATTTCACGAAGCTGCCAGCCGCGCCTGTGGCGTCTTTTGCAAAAGTTCCAAACTGTATGACTCCAACGACATTCGCAGAGTCCGCCCATTTCGGGTCGAAGGCGGCATTGTCGGCAATCCAGGCAGCAGGAACGGCGAGATCATAGACTACGACTGTGATCGGATTGGTCCAACTGAGATTATCTGTTTTTATGACTGCCCGTAGGATAGATCCTGATCCGCCTACGACCCTCCCTGCGAGAGGGATGTTCTGGGTAGTCGGGCCAGGCGAAGCAGCTCCCAAGCAGTCATATTGGGCGTACTGCGTTGTGTTCGCGGGCCGGGTGAACTCTTTGGTAGGCCGATAAAAGCCCTTTTCGTTGGCTGCTCTCAGGTATTGCGTATTAGTATCCAGATCACCAGATTCTACCGTCATGACTACTCCAAATTATTTAACCGGATTTTTCCGGCTTTGTTTTAGGCTTTTCTGACTCTGGCTTGACTTCCTCATACGATTGTGGATCTTCAGTGATGCGCTGGAGGGTGGCCGAATCGGCCACCTCCCAAACTGCGCCAGTTTTTTTGTTCCTGAATAGCCGAATCTGAGTCACTATTTCACCTTCAGGATTACCATTTTGGCGGTGGTGACGTTCGTTGTACTGAATTTCAGATATCCAGTAGCATTGAGGAATCTGGCAGACTCTAGGGGACCCACCCAAATAGTTCTATTAGCCGTGAGAGAGATCGCCAAGTTCCCGAGATCGGCCCGGAACGCCGGAGGATTTGTGCCGGCCAGGATATTCAGCTTCGGGGATGTGCCCACTGACGTAGCATTGATGGCCACCAGGTAATCATACGCACCATCGTAAGCAATGTAGACTGTATTGGTGCTGGTTGGAGCCGATGACCAGTATGCCTCAGTGCCATAAGTATTTTGGCCTGTCAATGTTGCCAACCCGGTGATTGCTGTGTCTGTAGCACCCGCTATGCCTATCAGCAGGGCTAAGAAAAAATTTGGAAGGATTCTCATATCATCATCACTCCTAAGTTTTGCTCACAGTAAGAACGCCAAGCTGCTCAGGGCGGACTACCTTAGCTCCGTAGACATCCAACCCTCTGACCACATCGCGGAACTGATCCGGATCCCTGATAGCTTCCGTCTTCACGATCTGGTCTGCGAATGTGATCGCCCGATTGGTTCCGAAGAGCACCTTGTACTTCGCACCAGATGTGTTGGGCACGTTCTGACTTTCCAGGAGGTCGAAACCTGCGATCCTGGCGATGTACCCATTCATGAGGATGCCCTGCTGAGTAGGAGCACCCGCCGCGCCGTAGGATACCTTGAGATCCTTGGCGATTATGGCAGAAATCCAGGGTGGCACAATCATCCATCTACCCTGCTTCGGCACTTTTGAATCAGATAACAGCGTCCCGCAATCTGCGATCAGATTGAATATGTTCTGAGCGTCGCCCTGAGTGGTGTTCGGTACCTTGGCGGTCGTGTCGGACCCCAGCAGGTTGCTTGCGCTTGCATCGGTATACAGAGACGCGATGAACTGGTCTCTGGTATCCGCCAAAGCATACCCGGCCTCGTCCCTCGCATCCGCTTCGAAGTTCCCTGCCGCCTGCGCCTTGTCGAGGTCTTCGACAGCAAATGCAAAGCTCTTCTGCTGAGTGATTCTGAGTTCGGTGTCAGCATCTGAGAGCTGCTGAGGCGCGGCCATGTCAGAGCCTTTGGTGTAGTCGCTTACCGTTACCGGGCCAAGTCCTGTGATGTGCAGGACATCGCCCTTTTGGCCTATCAGGCCCTGGTAATCTCGATTGATTATGCCGGGCTGACCGTAGACCAGATTTTTCCGGGCCTGGAGCAGCAAGTTTGCAGCCCACAGCTCGGGGATGAAATTCGAAATCATATACTATCCTCAAGAATTGTAGTCTATCCGACCCTCTCTCTCTGCGAGGTTGATCTCATCTAGAGTCTTGGAATCGGCCTTTGTCGGATCTTTCAGAAGCCCCTGGATCTCCGACTTCTTCCAGGTTTTCTTTTGTGGTGTACCCGGCACGCCGGTATTTCCCGCGCCCTGTGCGGCGGCTGGCGGGCCTTGCTGTTGTGTCCCCGGACTGGCCGGTGTCTCGATAGTAAGCAGCTTCGCGTCTATGAGCTGCTGGATACTTGCTTGAATTTCCTCGCGAGTTTTTCCCGCGATATTGAAATGCTGAAGAATGATAGGTATCCGCTCTGATGGTACTTTGGCCAGCATGAGAGCTTCCATTCTGGCCAGCTTCAGCTCTGCTCCTGCCAATGTTTCGCCGGTGGGAGGCACGGGCTTCTTGGCCGCCTTCTGAGCGGCGACAAAATCCTTGAGGCCGCCTTGCGGAAGGCCAAGTTCCTTCTCTATTGCCCCCATCTTCTCAGCAAATCGCTGATTGAATTGCTCTTGGTTCATGATGAACTCTTGAGCAGGCGGTTGCTGCGCTGGATTGTTCCCCGGCTGAGCCGGTGGTGTTGCCGGTGGTTCATTCCCGCCTGGTGCTGGGTTCGCGGGAGGCGTGCCCGCCGAAGATGTCTGTGTTGGTTCTGTCATAGAAAGTATCTCCCTCCGATTATGCCCGGAGTAGGCTGTGATTAGAAAACTTGCTCTTTAGCTTCAACTGCAATTTCTGCTATAGAATCCTCGATCGTCATCCCCGGAAGCGGTTGCAGTATGCCCATTTCATACGCAGCTCTGAGGGCAGCCTTCGGGCTCAAAACGCGCGCGGTGGTGAGGGTGCTTAGCGTGGTGGCCCTGACGCCGTTGATATTGGCCGTCTCCATCGGATCCTCGGGGATGCCGTCCTGGAGTTTCACGGTGATATCGTTAACAGCGATAACGGGAGGATGGAGCTGAGACCAAAGAGAGAGTACTTTCGGGATGGCTTTCTCTGCCGCCCTGGCATATATAGAAACTTTTGAGAGTGTTGGGATAAGTCGAATCCTCAGAGCCGTTCCACTCTCAGCTGTGCCTGCATCCTTTCCGGCCAGGAGCACCCTGGAGAGCTGCATCATCTGAAGGAGCTGGTCCATGAGCTGGTCTATAGCCCTCTCCACAGCCCCCAATTCGGCCTGCCAGGTGAGAAGCGCAGGAGAACTTTCGCCCGGCTGCATGATGATGGGCTTTCCAGGGCGATAGACCCATTCTTTCATTGAATGATCGAATGTGGTAGCCGATTCGGGTATTACTGGAGTGGGGTTGACAAATTTGGCGAGAACTTCCGCTCTTTCAGCAAAGTGTCTTTCAAGAGATTGGATGAGTGAGAGAACGGATTGCTTATAGTCAGATCTTCCATAATATCTTTCTGAAGATAGCCGATTGTTCACATGAACGACTAAGATATCATCAACAGCGGGTCGCTGGATGCCCTGAGCATCGACCTGGAGCCCGGCCAGGGCCGGAAACAATGCCAGATCCAGCGGGCCGGAGAGCTTGCCGTCCTTCGCCTCAAAAACAAGGTGCTGGATCTGCCCAATGGTGTGAATCGTGAATTTGACATACTTAATTTTTTTATTTGCGTCGCCCTCTTCCCATTCCCGGAAGAAGACGAACGCCCAGGGATTCTGGATATCGTCCGGGCTGACAATCAGATAGCAGTTTTCTGGAT